AAGCTGGAGAATCCCGGGACAATTAAAGTATTGGAATTATGCTCCTAATTGGTTTAAAAGATATGTAAGGTGAAAGAGAGGTAAAAAAAATGGCAGTAAGAACAGTTGAAGAAATACTGGAACTAGTAGCTCAAAGAGTCGGCGATGATAGTTCAGATGAAGCGTTGAGTTTTATCGAAGATATTAGCGACACTTTAAGAGATTATCAGGCGAAAGCAGATGAAAATTACAATCGGGAAAAAGATGATGAAATAGCAGAGTGGAAGAAAAAATATGATGAATTAGATATGGAATGGAGAAACAGATATAAAGAAAGATTTTTTAACCCGTCTGAGATTAAAGAAAACGATGATTACATTGATGATATAAATGATATCGAAAAAGAAAAAGAAGTAAAAACAAGTTATGATGAATTATTTAGGGAGGAAAAGTAATGCCAAGAAAAATAGCTGTATCAACTTTAAATGCCAGCACTTATGACATTTTAAACGTTATTAGACAAAATGCATCAGCTGAATATCAGACAGAAATACCTGTTGTATCATCAGTTGAGGATATAAGAAAAGTGGGGGAAGTATTTAGAGGTTACCCTGCTCTTGGGAATCAGTTTTTATCATCTTTACTAAACCGTATAGCATTAGTTAGAATAAATAGTAAACTATTTAATAATGCTTATTCCATGTTTAAAAAAGGTTTTTTGGAATATGGTGAAACGGTTGAAGAAGTATTTGTTAATCTTGTGAAAGCAAGAGAGTTTTCAGTCGAAAAAGCCGCTGATAGAGAATTTAAAAGAAGTATTCCTGATGTACGTGCCGCTATGCACATAATGAATTATCGTGTACAGTACCCTGTAACTATTCAGGATCAAGATTTACAGATGGCTTTCTTATCTGAAGAAGGTGTACAGGATCTAATCGCTAAAATAGTAGATAGTCTTTATTCCTCAGCAAATTATGATGAATTTTTACTTTTTAAATATCTGCTAATAAAGAATATTACAAAAGGTAAGTTATTCCCTGTACAGTTTGATTCTAGCGATACAAAAAACGCGGCAAAAGCTTTTAGAGGGTTTTCAAATCTGATTACGTTTATGAAAACAGAATACAATGAAGAAGGTGTACATACCTTTACACCGAAAGACGATCAGTATATTTTTATGTCATCCGGGTTTAATGCCGATTATGATGTTGATGTGTTAGCCAGTGCATTTAACATGGGTAAAGCTGATTTTATGGGTCACCTACAGTTAATTGACGATTGGACCACATTTGATAATGAGAGATTTAGTGAAATTGTGGCAAATACAGATATGATAGAGCCTGTAACAAGCGAAGAATTAGCTTTGATGGCAAATGTTAAAGCCGTAATAGTTGATAGTGAATGGTTTCAGGTTTACGATAATAAAGCTATGTTTACCGAAAAATATGTTGCAAATGGGCTATATTGGAACTATTTTTACAATGTTTGGAAAACTGTATCAACATCTCCTTTCAGTAATGCACTTGTTTTCGTTGATGGCAGTGCAAATATCACTATGCCAGAATCATTTACAGCACATGTTTCAGATAAATCCGAATCTGACATTGCAACTACACTTACTTTTAATGTTGAAACCACAGATGAACAGGCGGCTTTATTTGATCAGTCATTTAGTTTTGTTCAAACAGAGGAATTAACATCTGAAGGAATCGCAATGCATCCATATGGTGCCGTATTAATACCTAATTCTAAAGTTAAAACAAAATTCAATATTGAAATGGTTGTAAATGGTATAACTTATAAATCTACCACACAAATTGATGGAACAACGGCTGTAGACGCTACAATTGCTCTTAATAAACAGGCGGCCATGATAAATGATATAGTTTAATAATTATAGGAGGGATGACTTATCCCTCCTTAATAGGAGTTTTTTAATATGTATATAGCGCCAGATACTATAGTAAGGGTATTAAGAAATTGTCCGTTAGACAATACATATGATCATACTATATATTTTAACAGTAAATCTGCTCAGACTTCTTACTTTGCGGGTTTAACAGCTTACACTTTTCCAAAAGTGACATATAATAGGTTAAATCAAGGACAATTAAAAATACAACAAAAAGCAGAAAATTTATATAATTGCAATTACATAATGTATCAAAATACTGGTTTTGGGAATAAATGGTTTTATGCATTTATCACTTCAATTGAATATATCTCAAACGACGTTTCCTTAATAACCTTTGAAATAGATGTAATGCAAACATGGTTTTTTGATGTAACGCTTGAGCAGTGTTTCGTTGAGCGTGAACATGTAATGGATGATACGATAGGTGCTAATATTCAGCCAGAACCTGTAGATTTAGGTGAATATGTTTACGGTGGGTTTTCATCTTCTGGCCATTGTGAAACACCTTGTGCTGTTTTAATGAATAATGTAGGATCTTCAGGTGAAGAAATTCAAAGTACATACGCCGCTAATGTGCTTCATGGTACGGCTTTCCATCCTTATTCTGTAACAGAAACAGGTCAAACAGCTGTGCGTGAAGCATTAAAAGATATAACAACGAGCTGGGATGTGATGAATGAAAGCATTGTATCGGTATTTATGTATTACGCAGATTTTATTGATAACGATGAAATAACAATGACTCGCGGTGCGACTTATAATATTAGTAAATCAAAAAATTATTCTAATATTGATGGCTATATACCTAAAAATAATAAATTATTTACTTATCCATATAATTATATGTTAGTTACCACAGACGAAGGTGATAGCCTATCATTAAAATATGAATTTTTTTCGGGTAGCACTTGTGGTTTTGTTATGGCAGGAAGTGTTGCAGCAAACCCTCAAATATCTTTACAACCCTTAAATTATAAAGGTTGTTCATTTTTACGAAATGAACAATTAATATTATCTGGATTCCCACAATGCACATACAACATAGATTCTTTTAAGGCGTGGCTTTCTCAAACAGCTAGTAATCCGAGTACATGGACTAACTTATTTCAATCGGCGGCTTCTGGTGCTTCTATGGGAGGCGGGCAAGGTGCGGCAATAGGAGCCGCTACCGCTCTTATAGGTACAGCTATAGGAGGAGGGTTAGCCGCCGTTAATCCTCCAGAAGTTAAAGGAACTTCACAGTCTGCTGTAAAC